TGGCGTGTCGCCTTAAGCAGTTCCTTGACGTTCTTCATGAGGGTTGTTCAGTGCAACGACAGAATCATAGCACTGGATCGGCGCATGAAAAAAGCGGGACCGAAGCCCCGCCGTGTGATCATTTGCAAGCAATCAGAAGCCGGTCAGGCCCATCAAGTTGCTAGGAGTATCGCTAATTCGGTAGTTGACGGAAACTTCAGTTGGGCTATCATCTTGACTGATTGCGCTACTGAAGCCAAGCAGGACAACAGGAAAACTGCAAGGCAGCGAAGCCGCATCGTCAACCGTGTTAGGGTTGCCAGTAGTAGCCACGGCATGAAAATACGCATTCAGCACGGCGCCGTGTTGATCGTTAAACATCGTGCCCTGAATGAGGCGAGTCGTAAACGCGGCACGATCTTCAGTGAGCCGCAGTGTTAAGGTGCCGCTACCGTCAGCAAAGCCAGCTTGGAATCTGCGGAATCGAGCAAGTTTAGGACCAAACAGTGAGCCGGGCTTGCAAGGAATAGACGTAACGTCGATTTCGCCCCTGGTAAGCGTCAGATCAGCAGACGGCACTTCGCACATGGCGTAAGCCGTGGCAAAGCTCATTTCAATGTGGTTCCCATCGCCCGGCGTGTTTGCGCCACCCGAGCCGCCGTTGCCGGTAAACGCAAGCGCAGCGCCGCCAAGAGTGGCAGAAATAGTGCAAGTGCCAGGAGTGGGACGGGTTTTGATGTAATAAACTGTTCCGTCAGTAATTGCAGCATCAAGATTAGCGGTGCCCTTTTCCGTGAAAGTTACAGGGTCGTTGACACGAAAATCGGAATTAGGAGGAATTGAGAGAACGGAAGTCGTGGCAGGACTGACGGGAGCGGGGAAATCGGTCTTGTCAAGCAAGCAGGCCAAAGTGCCTGGAGGCTTCATCGTGATCATGCCATCTTGGCCGGTCAGGACCGAAACGGGACCGCAGTTGGTAACGGGCATCAGAGATTCCGGCCCGTGGCCGGCATAGGGCTTCAGCGCTCAGTCTAGGGCAATCGTGCCCCCGTAGCCAATCGCGGCTTGTGGCGGGCCACCAGGGGCATCGAGAAGCGAGTAAAATGGTGCGAGCGGTCCTGTAGTTGCGCCTGGGTTGGCCCAGTGACCGGCCCGACGCGAGCGATGATCTCCTGTGCTGCCGGCGGGATAGGGCCATTCAATGCTGACAGCGCTTCGATGATTGGCGCCGCAATTTGCATCCCTCGGCCAGGGCCAATGCCTTTACGGGTAAAGATTTCGCATATAACCGAACCGCGAATGTGCCACTGAGCCTGGGCGCCAATGACAGGCGCCTGTATCAGGCCAAAGTTGACACGCACAAAGCAGTATTCATCCAATGCTTCAAAGTCTACTGCTGTTTGATTTTCGGCGTAAACCGGCACGGGAGCAGCGTTGTCAATGACAATGCGCTCATAGATGCCGCGAATCCGCTGAAGTGGAGCTGCCATGGCAAGGTTCAGTTAAAACGTGGACGGTTGACGGGAACAAGAAAGCCAGCCTTGGCGCCCTTGTTGAAGGCAGCCGTAAACGCGCCGCCTTCCATGTAGGTAGTGTACCAGTCCAACGGAGCAGTGGAGCGATTATTGCCGCGCCCCTGGTCAATCTTGCCCCTAATGTTATCTTGCCGCCTTCCCCTTGCGACAACGTTACCTTGCGGTTCAAAGCCTGGATAGAAAAACTTGCCAGGGATAAGGTCCATCGCCTCTTGCGCGTAAGGCGAAGAGTTGCCAATGAACAACTCGACCCTGCCAGCGCTTATTGGCTTGGCTGCAGTAAACTGGCCTTTAGCATTTCGACCTTGCGCTTTAAGTTGCGGGATATTGAACAAGCTGTACTTACCTCCTTCGCCACCTGGCCGGCCTCTTTTGCCGTCCGCAGTTTCAACAAACCAGTTTCCCTTAAATTCTCCGCTCCAGTCTGGACTAGCAGCAGCCAGATCATTGACAACTTCCTTTGCGGCATTGCGCAAAGCGTTAATTGCAGCGTCTCTAACATCTTCGGCCATTTTTTCAATGCCGAATCCCTTGCCTTTCTTGACCGGCTTTTTGCGTCGTGCCATTATTCTGCTCTTGCCGTGATCCTGGAAGCGTACATGGTAAATTTTTCTATTCCGCCTTCTATGCCTTGCGTGATGAACGGCTTGCCGTCAAGCGTAGCAATCACTTTGCCGTCTAATGAAGTTAGATAAACTGGCCCGACAGGCTTACCGTCACTGCCACTGCCGTAACTTGCGACTTCAGTTACCTTCCACTTGCGGCCAAGGTACTCCAGCCGATCGCTGGAAGTAATCGGCCAAGGCACCGTTTTGTGATCAACCCATGCCTCGACTTCATGCCCCTGCTGCACGCCATCGCGCTCCGCTTTCTTTGAGCGCATTACAGCGCCAGCAGCGTTAAATCTGGTTTCAATGCTAGGCACGTTTCCCGCTACTTCGTCATAAGCGCCAAAACTTACCTTGACGTAAACAAGTGACTGGCACCTGTACTTGCCTATCATTTTCTCGGCAAGTGGCCCTGCCCATACGTCTTGCGGAGCAGCCATTTACCCTCGGAACATTGGAATAATGGTCTGATTCTGCCGATCAATCCAGCAACCGATTAAATCAATCAACCATGGATACAAGCGCAATACAGTTGGCGAATTACTGCCAACGCGCTTGTCCCTTGGAAGCACTTTTGCGACAAGACTGGGATCGAAAAATTCCTGCTCAAATACATCGAACTTTTCGCGCTTGACGGCTTGGGCTGGAAGTTGATTAGCAGCGCCAAAAACTGCTGTGCTATCACTGAATAGCACAAATGCAAGCTCCGATGCCGCAGCGATATAGCTTGCGGTCAGCGCTTTACCGCAGCACGTTGCCTCGTCAGTACACCACCGCAAAGTGCGCAACGCATCTTGGGCAGACTTAAGCGCCTGCCCTTTTTGCGTTGCAGTCAATGCCGCCCAGTCATCCGCCTTGAGCGTGCCGGCCATGTAGGTGTCTACATCAGCTACCACGATCAGCGCAGGAGGCGTGCAGTTGCACGCTGGCTCGCTGCTGACTGCAGAATACGGATAGGGATTGGCCAGGCGATGCCACGGCCACCAGCGCGTCTGCATGGCGCCTCAGACCGCGACAACGCGCCAGGCGGTGCCGTTGTACCAGACCTTGGCGCTGGCGCTACCGCCGGCCACAGGCGCGGAGCCCACGGTAGGAGAAGTAAGCCCGGTCAAGACGCGCTCCATGCCCAGCACGGGCGAAGAGGGCAGGGTGGCGACGGTGAAGGTCTTGCCGAAATTGATCGTATTGAAGGTAGCCATCGAGAGACGATGCGGGGCCAGGCCCCAGCATAGCCCAGATCGACCATGAAAAAGCCCCCAGGACTATCACATCCTGGAGGCTCGACAGGCAACCAGAGGGAGCCGCCCCCACGGCTCGGGTCAGATCATACCATCAAAGGTCAGATCGTGCCCCCATAGGGCGAATTGACAACCAGGCGCACAAGCGGAATCAAGCGCGGCTCAGTGTAAGCAAGCGCAAAGTTTGAGCCAGTCGCAAGCGCAGCGTTTGTCGGGTTGTCAGTGGCAGCGCTCCAGCTCGTACCAGGAACGTGGAAACTGTGGTGGTAATCCACAATAATTCCGTCCTGCTTGGAAGGTGCATTGCGATCGGTTTCGATCTCAAGCGGAGTTTGATCGCCTTCCAAGATAACGCCTTCACCGCAAAGGTAAGTGACAAATTGCCGCTGCTGGCCGCTGGTGCCGATGATCGGCAACTGGTCATCTACGACAACATTGAGGTTGTAAGCGTTGCCAATCAGCAAGCGCTTGTTAATGCCCTTGCGGTCGGCATCGTAAGTAAGGAAACCCAACTCTTCAAGATACGCTTGAACAAGCGAGTGCATGAAGATGGTAGTAACCTGATCCTGCCGCTCGCCCAGTTTGTAGCGGGCTTCGATGACGTTCTGGGGAGTCAGGTAGTTGGCGATAGTGGCGCCAGTGGTGACAGCTTTGTTGAGGCTGTTGGTAGCATTAAGCGGTCCGCCAGTGCCAAGCAAGCCTTCCAACTGGGAGATCATCTTGCGCGTCTTGAGCTTGTTAATAGCAGGCTCAAGCATCGAACCAAGCGCGAGCAAGGGATCCTCGCCGCTTGCAAGCCGACTCAATTTGTCAACGGCGTAAGCGAAGCCACGATGAGTAATAGTGGCGTACTGTGTACCGCTTAGGATCTTCTGGAAAGAAAAGTGCCCCTCGCCAGACTGCCCCCAGTCGTTGCCGGAAGTCATAATCTCTTCCACCGGATCAATCGGGCGGAAGAATGGCGCTTCAACGCGAACGCCGGTCGTGTTGACAAGCAGCTCGCTGCTTCTGGCAAGAATGCCAGATCGGACCATCAGAGATTTTTCGTAAATCTCTTGTTGCAAATAAGAAGCAAACTCGCCAGATGTAGCGAGTCTCGTAAGACTGGTAACGTCACCAGCAAAGGTGCCGCCCAAGTTGCCAAGGTAAGCCACTGAATAAAAAGCAAGGTTTGTGTTTGGTCAGCACGACCGCGCAGCAGCGATGCTTTTGCCAGTGGCTTGGCGCTGCCTTACCCCTGGCTGCGAGCAGCAGCGCTCGCTTCGGCCTTCAGCTTAGCAGCCAATTCACGATCACTTGCCTCCAGGGCAATGCGATCTGTCACCCTGCCGCCGGGAAGGTAAGGGTTGCCGGCGGCGCCGGCAAGCTCGCCCGTGGCTGGCCTGGAGCCCATGCCGCCACTGCCGCCCTTGGGCTTGAACAGGTAAGCATACTGAGAGTCCTTCCGCAGCGAGCCAGCGAGATCGGCAACGGTCCCCTTTTGACCGTTGATAATGGCGAAGGTTTTGCCATTATCGTCTACAACACGCGAATGCAGCAAGCCCCATACGTGATCAGGCTGGAAAACTTCGGCAGGGTTAAACACGGCCAGGAAGTCAGCGCGCAAACGATCCTGAACGCGCTCCTCTTCCACCTTTGCTTTTGCCGCTCTTTCCTCGTCCCGCTCTTTCCGCAGCGTTTCTTTTTCGTCTTCAGATTGCTTCAGCAGCTCCTGGTATCTCTGTTGGTCTTCCAACTCTTTTTTCTTGCGAGCCGCCTCTTGATCTTCCAGCTCCTTAAGTCGATCAGCTTGCTTTTTCTTTTCAGTTAAAATTGCTTCCTTGTTGGCATCTAATGCGTTAAGTCGCTGCTTAAGCTCGTCTGCTTCAGCGGCCCTAGCCTGCAGCGCGGCGATTTCCTCTGACGTGAGCGACATGATTGGAGCTTGGCGGATGCGCTACAGTGTAGCGTGTAACTGATCAAAAGCACCCATGGCAACTTCAGACCCTAAAGCCACAGTCGCCACACCAGCCAAGCCGCCTGCTGCGCCAGCGCCGCCCGTCGAGCCGCCCGTCGAGCTGGATGACGCTGAAACTGCACCCATGGTTGAAACCGTCAACATTAGTGGTCTAGTCATGGAGAAGACCGTCGCGCCCGATGGCGAATGCGAAACCAGAGTTATCAGGCAGCCAATGATCGCGGCTGAGCAAATTCGGGCGACCAAAGCCTCTCAGCGTGAGCGCGGACACTGATCGCAGTGTTAGCACAATAGCCCCCAAGTTGCCGCATTGTGCAACTTGGGGGCTTTTTAGTGTGCCTAGGCACTGGCAGATAAGCGCGTGCCGGCTTGATTTGCGTTTTGCATTTCCTGTTGCTTCATCATTGCGTCCTCCTTTGCTTTCTTGATTTTCTTGACAGTTTCGCCAAGATCTATCAGGTCTACGTCTTCCGGTATCCACTCGCCTTGGAACAAAATGCGAAGCAGTAATTCTGTCGTAATCTGTCCCTTTTCCTCCAGATCACTTAGCACGCTTACATCTTGGCCAAGCAAGCGGTAGAAGTCAAAGTC